TATGAGCGTTAAATCACAAGTTCAAGCTGCTGAAGAAGCACTCCGTCAGGCATTGATCAACGCTCTTGCTGAGGGAGATGAAGAATATCTGTCTGAACTGTTTACACAGTATCAGTCAGTCAGTGACCTAAACCGAAAGGTCAATGAGAAAATTACTTTTGATCCTAATTATAGTTTTAGTCTGTCATCTGAATATCTTAACCGTCCTGGTAGAGATCTAGATGCAATGGATAACATTGACTTTGATGCAGCAGGATCGTACATTACTCTAGGAAACGCACCTGATGTTATTTCATTTGGTGATTACCAGTCCCGAAATGACTAAAAACTTGCTCTGGTCGGGATGGGTTTCACGACCCCTCGGGTTTCCAGTTTTTCCATAAGAACTGGTGGTGCGGATGGGATACTCTCCCGCCTGGTTTCTTGCTTCCAGTCAAAGAGCAAGTGGTGGATCCAAATGACCCCTTCCGTGTGGTTGATTTCCTGTTTTGCAACTGAAACTAAAACAGGTGGCGTGCATGTGTCCAAGGGGGATTGACCTCCCCCATTTTCTGCGGGTGTAGTTCAGTGGTAGAACGCTATCCTTCCAAGTTAGATGTCGTCGGTTCGAATCCGATCTCCCGCTTTATAGAATCATGAAGATAAAAGAAATAGAAGCACACAAATATCCAAAAGCAGAAGAGATGAATCCTATTCTGCATAAGATTATATGTGAGAACAGTGTTACCAAAGATAAGGGAGCACTAATGACTCAGTGGGATTGTTTTGATGTAAAAGAATTTAATGTCATTGCTGATTACGCGAAGAGTCTTATAGATAAACCTACAAAGTTAGTTGATTTGTGGGGTCAGGTTTACAAGATTGGTCACCATCAGACTTTTCATAATCATATACAGAACGACTGGTCATTTGTTTATTATGTGAATACTCCACCAGGATCTTCTCCTATTGTATTCAGAAATTTGAGTAAGAGGATCAAACCTATTGCTGGTATGATGTTGTTATTTCCTGGGTGGGCAGATCATTACGTTCCACCAAACAGGGGTGATGGTAGAAGCATCGTTGCTGGCAATCTTGTATATTCATAAATACTTCTAGCTCAGAGAAACTGTCTTCAGGACTGGAAGTATGTCAAAAATTCTTGCGAACCAGATCGCTAATTACGGGGATGACTCTCCTATTGAGATCAAAGAAGGTCTCAACATCCCTGCTGGAAAACCACTACAAGCTGCTGGTAGCGCAGGTACTTCTGGTCAGGTACTGAGCACGACTGGTTCTACTATACAGTGGACTACTCCTTTTGATGGAAATTACAATAGTCTTTCTAATAGACCTAGTATTCCTGCTGCTCAAGTAAACTCTGATTGGGATGCTACTAGTGGTGTTACTAGAATTCTAAACAAACCAACAGTTCCTCCTCTTCCTACAGTAACTGTAACTGCTGCTGGTGCTTCTACTCTTTCTTATAGTTCAGTTAATGGTGAGTTTACATACACTCCACCAGATCTCTCTTCTTTCCTGACATCATACACTGAGACTTCTACTCTTGATCAGGTACTTGCTAGAGGATCTTCTAGTTCTAGAAGTATTTCTACTGGTGCTATTGTTGCACCTGAAATTACCCTTAGGAATGACGGAACTAACAATGGAACTCTAAGAATCTACGACACAGGATCTTACACTCGTCTACAGTTCAGAAGTTATACTGGAATCGATGGGGCTTTTATTGATTCCCCAGACTATAATCTATATCTTTTTGCTGGCAATGCCAGCAATGCTTTTGTAGCACTTGGAGATGGCAATGAACTGAAGTGCTATAGAAATCCTTCTAAGATTGAACTAAACGCAAACACATATCTAACTCAAAATTTATTTGTAGATAGTAACGATAGCGTTTACTTTGGTGCCAACAATAATCTAAGAATCTATAGCAACGGAAGTGATTCTTATATCCAAGAGGGTGGTAATGGAAGTCTTTGGATTGAATCTAATGGCACTGGCATGTTCCATAGATTTGGATCTCAGTATGCAATTGTCGCTATAGCAAATGCTCAAGTAGATCTTTTCTATAATGGTAGTCTAAAGTTACAAACTACTCCTGGTGGTTCTCAAACACAAGGAACTCATAATGCTACTGGTGGATATACAGTAAATGGAAGCGCACTGGATCTTACACATCTCAACAGTGTAGATCTAAGCGTCGCTCCAACTGATGGACAAGTTCTCAAGTGGGAAGCATCTAGTTCTTCCTGGAAACCAGCAAACGATCTTGTAGGTGGATCGGGTGGTTTAACCTTTGGAGATTTGTCTGTTAGTGTAGCGCCTGCTGGTACAGCAAATCTATCGTATAATAATACAAACGGTGTCTTTACATACACACCACCAGATCTTTCTGGTTATCTAAGTGCTGAAACTGATCCTGTCTTTTCCGCATCTGCTGCTAGTGGTATTACTTCCACTCAAGTTAGCAACTGGGATGCAGCATATGGATGGGGCAATCATGCTGCTGCAGGATATCTAAGCAGTCTTGGTTCTATTACTACCCACACAGATGTTAATGTTAGCAGTCCTTCTACAGGACAGTTGCTGAGATATAATGCAGCAACAACCAACTGGGAAAACTTTACTCCTAGCTACATTTCATCCTATACAGAGACTGACACACTAGATAGTGTTCTTTCTAGAGGTTCTACAACAACTAGAGACATCACAACTACTGGTAAGGTTTACTTCTCTAATAACTTTGCTGATCTGACAGCACTTAACGCTGTCAACGCAGGAACATATCATGGTATGTTTGCTCATGTTCATTCTGAGGGACATGGATACTTTGCACATGCTGGTGGTTGGATCCAGATGCTTGACACTGGATCTGAACTTGGTGACCTTTCAAATGTTGCCAATACAACTCCCAATGCAGGACAAGTTCTCAAGTGGAGTGGTACTCAGTGGGAACCAAGTGATGACAATACTGGTGGAGGCGGTGGCGGTGCTGCTAGTGTGACTATCGCAGACACACCACCTGCTGCCGTTGCTGGTGATCTGTGGTGGGAGAGTGACACTGGTCGCCTCAAGATTTACTACCAGGATACTGATAGTTCTCAGTGGGTTGATACATCTCCACCACTAGCAGATCCATCTAGTCTCACTAATGGTGCAACTAGTCTTGTTCTTGCCAATGTTGGTGGAACATCAGTTGATGCTGCTCTTTCATTCAGAACAAACTCCACAGCACGATGGAAGATTACTGGTGCAGGTCATATAATCCCAGAAGTAAATGCTGCATATGATATTGGTAGTGCCGAGTACAAAGTACGTGATCTATATCTAGACACGGGTTCTATTCACACGGAAGGTGGTAAGAATCTATCGTTCCATGATGGTAACCTCACATGGGGTGGAGACGATGTTATCATGCTTGCAGATCTTAAAGAAATCATGGTTGCTTGTGACACCTATGAGCAGTTCAGGGGATATATCCTAGATCTTTGAAAATAAATAATACGGAAGGAGCACTATAACAAATGGCAATCAATTTTCCCTCGACAGCAGGGCAACCAACTGACGGATCTTATACTTATACAGTTGCTGGTCTGACTTACGTTTGGAATGGATCATCTTGGGCTGCAGCAGGTGCTGGACAAAGTGCTACAGATTTGACATTGCTATCTGTTTCTAGCAATGCAGCAGGCACTCCTTCTCTGAGTTATAATTCTAACAACGGTGTGTTTACATATACACCACCTGATTTGAGTGGATTCTCTGGTCCTGGTCTTAATGATGGTCCTGGATCTGGTCTTGATGCTGATCTTTTAGACGGACAGCAGGGTGTGTATTTTACTAATGCTAGTAATCTAAATGCTGGAACTCTTTCTGCTGACAGATTGAGTGGTGTATATAATATTGATGTTACTGGATCTGCTGGATCTCTTGGTGCTCTAACTAACATCAGTGATGTTTCAATTGCTGTACCATCAAACGGTCAAGTCCTTCAGTACAATGGTGCAAACTGGGTCAATGCAACTCTTGCTGGTGCGACAGGATTGCAGACAAGAACTACGGCACAGGTAACACAATCTATTGCTAATAATACTGCGGCAAATGTTTCTATCACAACTGCCAAAACCTATGTGTTGTATAGCATTCAAACATCTCATGCCGCATGGGTGACAATCTATGACAGCACTGCTAGCAGAACATCTGATGCTAGCAGAACGGAACTGACAGATCCACTGCCAGGATCTGGTGTTCTCACTGAGGTTATTACAACAGGTGCTGTTACTCAAATCATCACGCCAGGTACGATCTGCTATAATACCGCTGCTAATACCACAACTTATATGAAGGTTGTTAATAAGAGTGGTTCAACTAATAATATTACTGTAACATTAACGTACCTACAACTAGAGGCTTGATATGGATAAGGAATACGTTGTAACTCTTTACAGGAAAGAAGACCTGGAGCAGTTTTACAATGAGATGCAACTCAGTAACTTTCCTTTAACTAGAAAGCGTCCTATTAGTAGGAACACTCACTACATGATGACAGAGGAACAGGCAGAGAGACTGCGCCAAGACCCTAGAGTCTGGGGTGTAGAACGTGCAGATAGCTTTATTCCTAGACGCCAGGTAGTTAGCAATGAATCATATGCTGTAACTGGTAACTTCTGGAAAGATGATACACAGGGATCAACAACTATCAGTCCTAATGATTATCAGTGGGGACACATTCACTGTGCAGGAAGTGACGCACAGAGAGGTAAGAATCAGTTTGGACCTATCAGTCAGGGGTGGACATACGAACAAGTCAATGATAGTGTAGAAGTATTCAACAACGGTAGACATGTTGATGTAGTTATTGTTGATGACCCAGTATCATATGATAGTGAAGAGTGGTACAGTCCTAGCAGTAATCAAACAAGGTTTGTTCAGTATCAGTGGTTCAATGAGTTGAATACATTAGTCAATACTATTGATGATGATGGAATGACAGAACCAACTGGAACAATTACATACGGAACTAATGCTTCAACACCAGAGTTTCATGGCAATCACGTAACTGGAACTGCATGTGGTCAGCATTATGGATGGGCAAGAGAAGCAAACATCTATAACATGGCAGTCACTGGTCAGTATCCATCTGGACAGCAGTTTCCAGCGTTGCTAATCTTTGATTACTTGAGAGCGTTCCATCAAAATAAACCAATCAATCCAACAACTGGAAAAAGAAATCCTACCATTACAAACCATAGTTATGGTGGCATTATTCCTATGCCAAATAGTAACTTACAGTTTGCTGATGTTACACAGGTATTTTATCAAGGCACTGTATATAATGCTGGTAACCCAGGACCTAGTGGGTGGACAGCAGCAGGTCTAACAACTGACTTTGGTATTAGATTTGGTGTCGATGTGTATCCAGCATGGAGTTCTGCTGTCAATGCAGACATTCAAGATGCAATTGATGATGGTGTTGTTATCATTGGTGCTGCTGGAAATGATAATCTTTTGTTCGCAGATCCAAATGGTGCTAACTGGAACAATACTATTTCTGTAAGTGGAGTTGGAACATTCTATTACATGAGAGGTGGTTGGCCAAATTCTCCTGATAGTGGATCAATTAATGTTGGTGCTCTGAGTAAGCAGGGGGACTTTAGGAGATCTACTTACACCAACTTTGGTCCTGCTATTGATGTCTATGCTCCTGGTGATAACATCGTTTCTGCTTATGGAAACACTGGACTAAACGACACAAAATATACACAAGGTTCTGGTAACTACTTTTATCCCATTCAAGGAACTAGTATGGCATCACCACAGGTATGTGGTGTCATGGCATGTCTTGCTACGGGCAAAGATAGATTTACACAAGATGATGTCATTGGATATCTTCAGCAGTATAGTAAGACTGGTGATATGACATTTGATGTCAACGGTGGTGGATTCAATGACCCATCTTCTAGGGGAGGAAGTCCAAACAGGTATCTGCTAGCACAAAATCCTCGAAGACAAGTTGGACAAATTGCTACCACTGTTGGTAAAAGATTTGATGGGCAAGTATTTCCAAGGAGAAAGTTACTGTGTACTGGTGCTTTAGTAGCACAGACGTATACATTTACAGTAGGAAGTAGTGGATCATCTAGTTTTACCTTTACTGGAAGTGATGCTCTAGGAACTTTCAACACTGCACTAGATCCTTCTATCAATTGTTCTGCTGGAGATACTTTAGTGTTCAATGTAAATGCATTGGGTCATCCATTCTGGATCAAGACATCTCCAACGCTAGGAACAGGTAATGCTGTTACTACTGGAACCGTAACAAATAATGGTCAGCAGCTTGCAACTATTACTTGGGATACAAGTGGTGTAACCCCAGGAACCTACTGGTATATCTGTCAATTCCACAGTGGAATGGTTGGACAGATCATTATTGCCTGAGGCATAAATAAACCTGAGCACTAGTATCATTGGATAGTTAAATGTCTGACCGTTTTCCATTAATTGTAAATGAAGTATCAAGGAAGATTGAAGAGCTTGTAGCTGGTGATAGTTTAGAGCTAACAAACAATGGTATTATCATCAGTGGTGACAGGGGTGCTGGAAAGTATCTGACTAGTGATGGGACGAATGTTCTATGGGGTAGTCCTGGTGATGTGTATCTAACACAGACACAAACACTGACAAATAAAACTCTTTTGAGTTCTACTATTTCAGGTGCTTCGAACACAATTACTAACGTCCCAAACGCTGCTCTATCCAACTCATCTATTACTATCAATGGTTCTGCTATTGCTCTAGGCGGAACAGTTGTTACACCAAATGACAATACAACGTATACAGTCTCTGCTGTAGATGGACTGTCTGCAACACAAAAAATTATTAGACTGACTGCTGGTGGATCTGGTTCTGGCAATGATGATATCGTACTAGCGGTTGGATCTCCTGCTTCTGTCCCTGCTGGATCTCAACCTCTTGTACTAGAACTTGACAGACAGGGAGATATTATTACTATTGCTGGTACATCTGTAGATAATAACACGGTAACTACAGTTCAGTCTGCTGTTGGTGGTACACCACAGACTGGTGCTATTACCATCGCTGCTACTGGATCTTCTACTGTATCTCAAGCAGGTGGTACAATTACTATCGACTCCAGTTATGTTGATACTGTTACTAGACTGAGAGCAACTGCTGGACAGGTATTTAATTCTGGTGATTTCACATTCCTTGCTGCTGGTGCGACCAGTATTTCTCAGGGTGTAGATGGAAATGGAGATCCAACTATCCAATACTCTTCCACTGATACTGTCACTAGACTGAGGGGAACAACAATTGGAAGTTATACTTCTGGTGATATCACTCTTACTGGTGGAACTAATGTTACTGTATCTCAGGTAGGATCTACTCTTGAGATTTCTAGTGTTGACACCAACACCGTAACAAGACTGGCATCTGGTGCTAACCTAGTCAGCGCAGGAGATTTCAAGTTTACTGGATCTGGTGCTACTAGTATTACTCAGACAACAGCAGGTGGTGTAACCACATTTGAAATTAGTTCTGTCAACTCTGATACTGGTGCATCTTTGACTGCATCTGGTGGTGTTCTTCTTTCTGGCGCTGACTTCCAACTCAAGAACAATGCTAACTTCACTGGTAACACAGTTATCAAGTGGGACTCTGGTAACAGTCAACTAGCAAATAGTCTTATTACTGACAACGGATCTACTGTTACTATTGGTGGTGACCTAATCGTCACTGGCACACAAACTATTCTAGAGACACAGACTCTGATTGTTGAAGACAACCAGATCGAACTGAGAAAAGGAACCAACCTAACTGGTGCTGATGGTGGTATCCAACTCAACAGAGCAACTGATGCTGCTGGTAACGTATCGTCTTACCAAGCATTCCAGTGGTATGAGAGCGGTGGATACTGGAGATCTTTTGATGGATCTATTGAGCACAGAATGGTATCTGAGAACGAGACTCAGACACTAACAAATAAGACTCTTACTTCTCCAACACTAACATCACCTACACTTGGTGCTGCAACAGCAACATCAATCAACGGTTTGATTATTACATCGACAGCATCCTCTACACTAACTGTCGATCCTGCTAAGAGTCTGGAAGTTCAGAGATCACTGCTTCTTACTAGTGATGATGCAAATGCATCTGTCACTGTCAACTTTAGAAACGGTGGTAACATTGCATATAGATCTGACACTCTTGCAGCGTTTGCATCTACAACTTCTACTCAATTGCGTGGTCTTATCTCTGACACCACTGGAACTAGTAGACTTGTATTCCAAGATGGTCCAACGATTCTAAACGCAATCAACACTGGATCTGCTTCTTTCAACCTTGTCAACTCCACTGCAACTTCTATTAATCTTGGTGGTGCAGCACAGACAATTACAATTGGTGCTGCTGGTGGTACTACAACCTTTGATCAGAGTGTAGTTGTCAATGAAGACCTGACAGTAGGTACAGCAATATCTGATACAATCACATTCAATGGTACACTCAATCTAGAACTTGCAGACCTAACTCTATACGGTGGTAGTGCTGCTCCATTCTACGTTGGTAGAGGTGGTGGTAGTGTTACATCTAACGTTCGTGCTGGTCACAATGCACTGCTAAACAATAGTTCTGGATCTCAGAATACTGCGATCGGTTTTGAAGCACTGTATACAAATAACTCTGGTGCTTCTAACACTGCGATTGGTAACAGAGCACTGAGAGCAAATGGTGTTGGACGTAACAACGTTGCGATTGGTAAAGATTGTTTGTTGGTAAACCTAGACGGTGAGCAGAACGTTGGTATCGGTAACAACTCACTGGCATCCAACAACGCAGGTGATGCTAACGTATGTATCGGACACTATGCTGGTTACGCTGCACTAGGAACTGGTAACGTTCTGATCGGTCCATCAGATAACGAGAACGCTGCTGATGCAACTTATGCTCCACCAAACATTGGTGGTGATAGACAACTTGTCATTGGATCTGGAACCAACGCATGGATTAGGGGTGACAATCAGTTTAAGGTTACTGTTCCTAGTGATCTAACTGTTGGTGGAGACACTACAATTCAAGGCAACTTGGTGATTCAGGGAACGACCACAACCATTGAGTCGAATACTATTTCTGTAGATGACAAAAACCTAGAACTAGCAGCAGTTGCTAACGTTACATTCACTGCTGTTTGTACTGATGGCAGCAACCAGATCACAGGTATCACACCAACTGCAGGTATTATTCCTGGCATGAGATTGAACTCTGTCACGGGTGGTATTGATCTTGGTGCTAACTGTGAAATTGTAAGTCTGAATGGTAACTCTGCTACTCTATCTACTTCTGTTAGTGGATCTGGTACAGCAACTATTGATGGTACTGGTCCCAGTGACACCGCAGCTAACGGTGGTGGATTGATCCTGAAGGGAGACACAGACAAGACTATCCTCTATGACAATACTAGAACCGATAAGTATTGGACATTCTCTGAGAACTTGGAGATTGCATTCGGTAAGAAGTTTGTCATTGGTAACCAGTTAGCATTGAGTGCATCTACTCTTGGTGCTACAGTTGTCAACTCTTCACTTACATCTGTTGGCACACTGACTAATCTAACTGTTGATGGATTCGTAACCATTGGTGGTGTAGTTACAGAGAAGGTATTCAACAACTACTCAACTGCTCTGACTCCATCCTCTGGAGTTCTTACAATCAACCTTGCAGGTGCTAATACTTTCTGTGGTACACCTGCTGCTACTGCAATCAACACTTGGGACTTCACTGGTGTTGGACTATCTAATGGACAGTCGAAGACAATCACTCTGATCTTGACTGCCAACACTGCAGCAATCTATGGTGACGCATGTAATGTTGACAGTGTAGCGATCTCGAATGGTGTTCAGTGGTCGGGCGGTTCGCCACCAGTACCAACAGCAAACACAGATATACTTACATTTGTTATCGTCAAGGACAACGCTGGTGTAACGAAGGTCTTTGGACAAGGAAACACAGACTTTAGCTGAGGATAGATAGATGCCAGTAGGAATTAATAGTCCCGCCAGAAACCTATTTCTCCTAGGTTCGTCTGGTCAAGCAGCTGTAACAAACTTTTTTGAAACGATTGATCAGTCGGCAGGGACTGATGGTGTATACTTACCTTCGGAAATAAAGTATATCTTTTCCAACCAGAAGTATGCTCTCGCTGGTACAGCACAAGATAGCAACTCAACAGAATTTGGTTGGTTTGAAAGACAAGATTATAATCTAGAGACTGGTTCTCTGACTACAGATTACACAACCAGAATAGAATCTACACAAGGTCTTGACACAACTCTTCGTGCCATGGAGTTGGATAGTAACGATAATTTGATTGTTGTTGGTAAGACTGGTAATGTGCCTTGGATTGCACAATATCAAAATAATGGTACTATTAATTGGCAAGCAACAACTAACTCTGCTGATGTAGAGTATACTGGTGTTGCATCAGCAGTAGATACTGTTACTAACTTAGCAAATTATTATGCTTGTGGTTACACATCAGGAGATGCACAAGCATTTGTAGAAAAGTTTGATGTCAATGGCAACCCTGGATGGGGTAAGTCAGCATTCATGCTAGGCAGAGACGTTACTCTTATTAGTATTGATGCTAACTCTAGAAGAGAAGTAGTTGCTGTTGGTTCTCTAGAGGACGACAGTTTTACTAAAGGATATATTGTCAAGATTGATACTGACACTGGAGAAGTTCTATGGGATAGAACTTTAGATGCGGGTGCTAATCTAGTATTGAATGATGTTTTTATTGACAACAATAATCAAATTTATATTGTTGGAACTTCTTCTGATCAAGGTTACATATTCAAATACACCGCTGAAGGAAATCTAATCTGGCAGAAGAGAACTAACGGTACAGCACTAGAAAATTTCACTTTTGATCGTGTAAAATCTGATGGTGAAACAGAACAAACTATTGTGTTTGGAACTTACTATGATCAGAATGGAAATGATCGTGGTGGTGTACTGAGCAAGTATGGTAAAGATGGTAACCTAGTTTGGAGAAGAACTTTATTCAGTTCTTTTAATAATACTGATTCGTTTAGTAATGTTTGTCTTGATGCTGACCCATCATTCTATTACCTAATGTATGTTGACGGTGCTATTGATGGATTGAATGGAACACCAGATTCATACACATTCGGTCAGGTCAGTAGTTCTGGTAATGGTTTGGGTGGTTTCCAATATGCAGAAGGAACTGGTGAGACTATCGACTATGAAATTCTAAACATTGGTGACGCAATTAGTAGAGTATCTGACGGTTCGGTAAGGAACGACACTAGCGACTTCATCACCTATCCATTTACTGCTAACAAGATTGTCTTTGATGACTTGTCTACTCAGGTCTCTAACAAAAAGAGACAGATGGATGATGCTGGTAGCTTTGAGTATAGTGGTAGTCCTGCTATTAGACCTCCAGACTTTGCTGAGTTTAGTCTTGGAGAAAGTCAAAGTGGTAGAACTTGGACTGATCTTTCTGGTAAAGGAAGAGATGGAACTACTGTCATCAGTGAACCATACTTGGGGTGGGGCAGTGTAAGTTTTGATGGGACAAATGATTACTTGGATGTTGCTGCTGGATCTAATTGGAATTTTGGAACTGATGATTTTACAATTGAGTGTTGGGTTTATCCTAGTTCATTAGCAACAGGTGGTAATTGGAAACGTATCTGGAATATGGGTCCTTCTTTGGGTAATTCTTATTCTTTAGAAGCAGCTGATGATGTAGATAAATTTAGATTCAGATATAATGATGGTATACTTTTTAGTAGCACTGCCACTGTGCAATTAAATAAATGGACTCACCTTGCCTTTGTTAAATCTGGTGGAAATACAATTAGTCTTTATATCAACGGAACTTTTGATGTTAGTGCTACTCAAACAAATTCTGTAGATTATTCTGCTTATACATTTAGAGTTGGTGCCAATACAAATGATCCAACTAATTCTAGTTGGAATGGATATATTTCTAACTTCCGTATTGTAAAAGGAACCGCACTCTACACATCAAACTTTACACCACCAACAGAACCACTGACTAGAGTTCCTGGAACAAAACTTCTTACATGTCAGGGTGATACCATCAGTGATGGTGGTGAAGATGTTCTTTCTATCACTGCTAATGGTAACGCTGCTGTCACTGCTGACGGAGCAACGTGGAATAGTAGTGGATGGTGGGAGCTCCAAACAAGAGCAGGCGCCAACTTCCCTGGAACTGCTATTGATTTACCTAGAGACTATCAACCCGATTTGATTACTAGTGGATTCACAGCATCATGGTGGCAGCGTGGAACTACTACAGGAGGGCAGGCAGCACAGTTTGTGGCAGTTCAAGGACTAATGCAGATTGGTAACGGTGACGCTGAACAATCATGGAGAGTAGAGAGAAATAATTTTGAACCAAATACAATTGAGTTTGGTCTGAATGATAATGGAGTTGGATTCACATCAGAACTGAGATCCAATAACTTCCCTGACGGAGAGTGGATTCATGTTACTATTAAGTGGGATGGAACTACTCAATACATCTACAAGAATGGTGTGTTAGATACATCTGCTGTTTTTAGTGGAACTCCCTACCATTACCCAGGTGGAACAGTTCGTATTGGATCTAGGCAGATTGGTGCTCCTTATGCTTACAATGGAGACATCGCTGAGTTTAGAATCTGGAGTAGATCTCTAACAGCAACACAGATTTTCCAAGACTACAACTCCACCAAGAGTAAGTATATCGACGAAGCACCTGACGTAGCACCTAAGATTACTTCTGATGGTATTGTGGTTGATAATAATCTAGTTCTGAATTATGACTTTGGAAACAGAGCGACTTATGATCGTGCTGAAAACTTACTTCCTTGGAGTGAAGACTTTACTAAGTGGAATCAAGCAGTTCACTTCTGGGAAAATAACTATGCTATTGCTCCTGATGGATCTAGGACAGCAGCACTTCTAAAAGAATCTATCCCTTCACAGCAACAGTTATCTTACTTCAATATCGCAACCATGCCCAACGTTACGGTTGCTAGCGGTGATACATTTACCTTTACTGTTTTTGCCAAAGCTAATACACATGATGTTTTGGAAATGCATATGTTTGGAGACTCTCAAGCAAACTTCAATTTAACAACTGGAGTCACTACTAATAATGGTGCTAGTATGTCTGCTGTTGGAGATGGTTGGTATTTCTGTAAGTGGACTAGAACAAAGAGTAATACTAATGGCGCTATGTATCTTGGCATTAGTGCTAATACTTATGCTGGAGTTGGTGTTGATAAGTCTCTATTCATTTGGCATCCTCAAGTTGAACGTGGAAATTCATATGGTAGATACATCAGAACATCTGGACTATCCATCAACGCACCAACCACAGTAAAGAACCTCTCAAGTTCTTCTTATACTGGCACACTCAATGGACCAGTATTTGGTGGAAACTCTTTTGGTTTTGATGGATCTAACGATAACATATCTTTTGCTGGTCCTATCAATGCATACCCATTCACTGTTTGTGCTTGGGTGACTCATAATGCGGCATGGACTCCTGGAGTCAACCTGATGGATGAGATTCTTAATATGAATATTGCAGGTCAGAGAGTTAGTTGTGGCATTGTAAATGTTGCTTCTTGGCCTGGTAATATTACTTTGATGTATGGTGGAACAAGTCATTGGACTGCTCCCACACCTGCTACAACTGGACCAGGAGATTGGCATCAAATTGTTTGGACTGTAGTTGGAAGTAACAATCCTGCTCATGCAATCTATTTGGATGGTGTATCACAAACTATGACTGACAATGGTGGAACTCACGGTGGATCTGCAGGATGGAGCATTGGATCTAACAATACAAATGGTGAATATTGGCCTGGTTCTATTGGAGAGATTCAAATTTATGATAGAGTTTTATCAGCAGCAGAAGTTCTACAAAACTATAATGCTACCAGTGCTAAGTATAGTGTCTGATAAATAGATAAAGCATAAAAATATTCCAAGGAACATAGGTAATGGCAAGGAAAACTATTCTGAGTAACTATTATCTTTTTGATGCGTCCGCAAGACAGGTTGTTATTCCTGGCGGTGTTCAGAGAGAAGATCTTATCCTGATCACTAACGTTACGGACAATAAGGTAATCTATAATTTCTCAGATCCTGAGTTGACTGCTACTGCCTACGCAATTGAGACTGACATTAGAAATGTCACGACAACTAGACTGACACTGGCATATGATACATCTGCCATGTCTGACACAGACAAACTCCAGATTATTGTTGATGACTTTCAGGAAACAATCACTCCATCTGAATCGTATCACGACTCAGTAAATAAGATGAGGGTCTCGACTCCTCAGTCCCAGATTGATACTGACTTTGAGTATGGAACTCAGAGCACGAAGTGGGAATCGTTGTCGATGATCAACAACAACCCATTTGCATTTAAGTCTGAAGATACTATTGTTATTACTGATGTTCAGGCAGTACAAGACAGCAGAGAGATTACAGTTTCTGTAGATACAAACCAGTCAACACGTCCTGCTGCTGGTACTGCTATCTTTATGCAAGATACTTTGTTCCCTGGTGCTAACGGTGTCTTCATTGTTGACAGCACATCTGGAACTACAGACTTTACATACACTGCTACTTACGAATGGGCACAAGGTAACAGTGGTATTTTTGACTCTGCTAGAACGGCATTGTATTCTGGTATTCACTATACTGGATCTGATATTGGTGGAACTATTACTCTTGGATCTGCTGCTGGTTCTATGGCAGGAGCAGTTCAGGTAGATACATCTAAGGCACATGGTCTTGAGGTTGGCAATGAGATTGCAATTGCTGGATCTAATGGTACTAACGTCAATGGATCGTGGGTAGTTGCTAGAGTCTCTAGTCCTACTAGATTTTTCTACTTCCCTGATCAGTCTCCATCTGGTGCTGTTTCTTCTGGTACTATCAAACTTTATCCAAGACCACAGGGTAGTTCGATTCACAGAGCATTTGATGGTGGTGTTAAATTTTCTACTAACTCCTCTTCTAAGAATCAACAGATTATTAGACAGACCAAACGTTACTTCCGATATCAGTCTGGTAAAGGTGTAGCATTCTCTACTGGTTCGATTCTAGAACCAGCACTTGTCAACGTTGACTCTATTACTGCATCTGGAACAACAGTAACAGTTACATCTGCGGAAGCTCATAACGTAACCAGAGATACTACGGTTGATATTCGTGGAGTTGGTGACAATCGTTACAATGGACAGTATCAAGTAACAAATGTAATTGATCCGTTTGTATTCCAGTACGTTGTTCCTTCTGCTCCTGGTGAGACAACAGCAACGGGTGAATACACTGTCACTCCTATCAATTCTTACGGAACTAAGTTAGAAATTGGTATGATGGACCAGCAGAATGGTCTATTCTTCCGTTGGGCAAGTGGAAATCTTAGCGTTGTACGTAGAACATCTACCTTCCAGTTATCTGGCAGAGTTACAGTAACACAAGGTGATACGATTGTTTCTAGTTTCACTGGTGTTAATGGTGCTAGCACTAAGTTCTCCAAGCAACTGGAGCCTGGTGACTATATTGTCATCCGTGGTTCTTCTTATCGTGTCGATGGTATCATCTCTGATACTCAGTTGGTTATCTTCCCTGACTATCGTGGACCATCTGCAAACAACGTACCTGTTACTAAGACTGTAGAAACAGAGTGGAATCAGGCAGACTGGAACATTGACCGTTGTGATGGTACTGGTAAGACTGGTTACAACCTTGACCCAACCAAGATGCAGATGTTCTATATGGACTACTCTTGGTATGGTGCAGGTTTTGTACGCTGGGGATTCCGTGCTGTAGATGGTAACGTAATCTATGCACACAAGATTCCTAACAACAACCAGAACACTGAAGCATACATGAGATCGGGTAACCTACCTGCTCGTTATGAAGTAAATACTATTCCACCTGCTACAAAACTAGCAAAGACTTTTGCTACAGGTGACAGCACACTCTATTGTTTCGATGCTCCTACTCACTTCCCAACATCGGGAACACTAAGAGTCAAGAAAACCACAGGTGCTACTGCTGGTACTCAAGAGTATATTAATTACACTGGTAAGACTACTTTCGTTCAGGATGTTATCGCTTCTACTGCTGGAAACAACCAGATTGAAGTTGCATCTACTACTGGACTGAATCCAAATGGTGTACAACCAATCATTTTTGACACACCTTTCTCTAACATTTCTGCTAACAAAGTATACTACGTTGCTACTGTAGTATCTGGAACTCAGTTTACTATCACTGAGACCCTGAACAGTGGTACGCCTATTGCAATCGATACAGCAACAGGTTCTGCTCTGTCTCCTCTAGCACGTGCTACATCTGGTGCCTTTACTGGTATCACTAGAGAGCAAGCAGGTGCAACTGGAGTCAACCTAACCATGGCATCTGGTACATCATCTGGCACCGTAAGTAGTGCAACTGGAATCCAAAAAGGACAGAGAGTTATTGGTGGTGATGTCCCTGCAGATACTTTTGTTCACTCTATCTCTGGTTCTACTATTGAATTGAGTAAAGCAGTGACAGCAGCAAACCCAACAGGTGTAATTTTCCCTGCTCTTGGTGCTGCTGCAGCACAAAACTTTACCTACGATGAAGCACAACCAACAGGAATTGAATTGATTGCCGCTACATCTGTTCCACAGATCAGTCACTGGGGTTCTTCTGTTATTATGGAAGGTCTCTACGACGATGACCGAGCATATGTTTACACGGTTGGATCTAGAACTGGACGAGAAGTTAACTCTGGACAAACCAAAGCGTTGCTTGCTATCCGTACAGCACCTGCTGTTGACAATGGTATCCCTGGTGCATTTGGTGCCAGAGAACTTATTAATAGAATGCAATTGGTTCTTAGAACTGCTGAGGTGTCCTCTAACGGTGCGTTCTTTGTTGAACTAGTATTGAATCCAAACATTGCTAACAGTGTCAACTGGCAGAACGTTGGTGGTACATCACTAGCACAGTATGCAGACCTAACGCAGGGTGCATCTATTATTGCGAACGAACTTGTGGGTGGTGAAGTTATCTATGGATTCTATGCTGACGCTGGTGTTGCTGACTATGATCTAGGACGAGTCAAGGAAATTTCTAACTCTATTCTAGGTGGTGGTACAGATCAACTTTCTGCTACTACAGCACCTGATCCAACTGGTGTTTTCCCTGATGGACCTGAGGTTCTCGCGGTCAAGGTAACGAACATCGGTGGTGGTCGTGGTTCTAACAGAAGGGCGATTGACTTCCGTATCTCCTGGACGGAAGCTCAGGCATGATGTATAATAGGGAGAGCATCCCTATTATATGTTACAGTCAAGACCTATTGTTCCCACCAATGATGGGTGGTTAGAAGTTCGTCTCCCAAATGAGGTCATGAAAGATCTCTGGGAGATGATCGATCATGCTAGCGTAGACGCAAAAGAAAAACTTGCTGGCAACATCAGCACCAGCTTGGAGTTAGATGCTAGTGATAAGTTTCTTTCTTTCATCGGTGAAGTTACTGATGATTATCAGAAGCATTTTAATTACAAACCTTGTCAACTGGTAGCAGAGATACCAAAGGAAGCAACCATACAGTTGCATGATCTCTGGGTGAACTGGCAGTATCAGACTGAGTTCAATCCATCTCATGTACACTTTGGTGTCTATTCTTTTGTCATCTGGATGAAGATGCCAGTAGAAACAAGAGACCAGATGGAACTACCTTTTGCAAAGAAGACTACCAGTCCATGTGTTTCTTGTTTTCAGTTTGAGTATGTAAATATATTTGGTGGTAGGAGATCATTCAACTATCCTATGGGTAAGCAGATGGAAGGTCTGATGGTGTTCTTCCCTGCTGAGATGAATCATCTTGTCTATCCTTTTTATGGTACTGATGAACCTAGGATTTCTGTCGCTGGCAATTTGGCGTTGGCAACATAAATAGAAGAGCCTTACTCCTATACCTATGCTAGGAAATAAATCAAAAGCAAAGGTAGAAGAGAAAGACGACCAGCATGAAGATAAAAGTGAAGTTCTTGGTAATTTAGTGAAAGTTGTTGTACTTATTTGGTCTGCTTCTCTCCTAACCTTTAGTTACGTTCGCTTACCTAATGGTCAAAAGATCCTAGATTTTGATCCTACCTTCATCGCATCGGTCTTCTCTGGATCGTTAGCTGCCTTTGGACTGTCTCCCGCTAAGAGTGGCGGTGCTGCTCCTGCCAAACAAGTAGCAAAAAAAGAACCAGAGGTTGTCTCCGCTATCGAACCTAAGAAAGATGCAGAAAGTAATTAATGTTATCGCTCTATTGTCAGGATTGACCAGTGCTGCCTTGATTGGTGGTGCTGGTTATGTCCTTCTGAATAAGGATGCCCTGATTGATCAAGCAAAAGGTGCTGCTACTAAGGCAGCAACGGAAGCAGTCACTGCTGCTCTCCCTGGTATGTTGGATGCAGCAATGCCAGAGTTACCTAAGGTAACTGGTCCTGCTGTCCCTAGCACAACTGGACCTGCTATCCCATCACTACCATGAAACTACCCTGGAAGTCTGATGTAACACCTACCGAGGAAACACCAATGGAAATGCCAACAAAGAAAAGATCACCAATAAAGGTGGCGGCGTTGGCATTAGGTGCCGTCCTAGGTGTTTCTCATATTGGACTTCTGGGTTATGTGTTGAGACCACAAGAAAAGGTTCATCAACCCCCTACTATTAATATTCCTCATGGTCCTTACTCGTCTTATAAAATCAAAGCGGGTAAGGATGGATATGAGATTGAGTATAAAGCAAACGATCCTGCTATTCTAAACTCAGAAAGATCTCTGCACCTGAACAAACATAAGGAAGGTTTCTTTGGAGACCAGACTGAGATGAGAAGAGAGTATCGTCGTGATCAATATACAATGGACGGTGTACGCAACCTAGGAGGCGCTGCAGTAGACAGCGAGGGAAAGTCCCTTGCAAAAAGCGAAGAGTGCATCAGGGCGGACGCTGGCGCACGCTCACAAGGTGCGATGGCAGGTAGTGCTATAGCTGCTGGTGCTATCGTTCCTGCTGTTGTCAACATCCCTTACGTTGGATGGTTGGCAGGTGGTTGGGCATTACTCCTAGGACAAAAAGTAGGATCTAATATTGGATCTGAAGTAGGACAAGTATTTAATGATTGCTAATGGAAATCCCTAACATTACTTCTCCCAACATCAACATTCGGGAGATTGACATTCCAAAAGTAGTAACAGCGACAGAAAATTACACATCTATACCACTAGCACCTCCCGTAGTGGTAAATATTGGTGTGCCTATCGTTGATGTGCCTGGTTGTGTAGAGGCACACGAGAGTAATAGCAAATCTAAAACTGTCGGAAGTGATGACGACAGAGGACTGGTTACGTATTGTGACGCTGGCGTTCCCAGTTATAATCCTATTAATTTTGAACCTAACCAGATGCTGCCAACACAGCGTCCAGAGGTAGATACAAGGCAACCTAAAACTCCCGTAGCTCCCGAGTTACCAGCGACACCTAAAATTCCTCCTGCTACTGCGAAGGTAGATTGTCCTACACCAGCACAGGAAGCAAAGGAACCTGTAGGAACACTGGTAGAAGGATTTAGAAAGAAGGTAGTTGAATATAAACTGATGGGCAACGAGTGTGTCCAGATAACAGAAGCAGTCCCACTACCTCAACAGATAGTAGCAGGACTGCCTAGTGGTGGTCAGGTTGTACAGGTGGGTGGTGTTGCTGTCATTGCTACAGCATCAGCACTATTAGCAAAACCGTTGGCAGACATACTTTTGAAAGCAGTCAAACCAACGGTTAAGAAAGTGATGAAGAAGATTGCAGCAATTAGAAAGAAACCTATTCCCGTTTTGTCGAAAGGGGAGCGCCAAGCAGAGCAGCGTCAGATGAACCACGCTGTGAAGGAGCTTCGTTCTGTGTTCCCGAGGAGGAAGAAGAAACGGAAGGGATAGCATGGACATGTGGATGCTGGTGTCCTGGTGGATTATTCACTACGACATCAGCACACACTTTATAATAAGGTGAGCGAGGGTGGAATTGAATGCCTTGCTTCATCAACTCGCCACAATTTTTTAATCTAGCGATCTCAAAATCTAATCTCTTGTTAGCAGTTGTCTGTTGCATCAAAGCGATGTTAGCAGCAGCTGCTTCTTTACATTGGTCCTGTAGTTTCTGGTCTAATGGTTTGCTCCATGTCATAGAGAAACCAACGCCTAGGTTGTAGTTATCTTTTTGTCCTGTTCTTACAGGAACAGTGTAGAGAATGGAACCAGGATTGTCAGGTGCTCCGTCCTCATCCATGTCTCTCATATCATAGACAGGATCATAGTAATAATCTTCATAAGGTCTGGTAGCAGAAGCACTACCAGTGACATATGGTGTGATGTTTAGAGTTGGTCCCTGACACTGGATCCCAGCCCCATAGGTGTTTGTAATGTAGGGTCCTTGTAAAACTTGGATTGCCTGATTTGTAACAGAGCCTGAAGAATTAGCAACGGGAGCAGCTGTAGCACTAACACCCCCGACTTCAGCGTATGCTTGAATT